CTAATGATCAAAACAACGAGATATGACGCACAACGATATATATACGAAATTCATGATAGAATATGACAAAGCTAACGTTACTTCGTCATATCCGTCGCTTACACCAACTGAAATTGCTACAATTCTTAATAAAGCTTACCTTGCTTTAATATCTTAGAAAGTAACTGGAAATAATCCAAGACAAGCTGCTTTTGAGAGTGATAGTAAATCTATATCAGATATTTAGCCATTAGTTACCACAACTGGAGTGTCTTCGGCAGGAGAACATTCAAGTGCTATAAATTCTAGATGGTATTCACTTCCTAGTAGTTTTATGTATTACATATCTGGTACAGTAGAAATATTTGGAAATAAAGCACCTGTTACTTTATTAAGTCATGAGAATGCACAAAAGTTTAAGCAAACAGTATCAAATAGGCCGTGGATTAAAAATGCAGTGGCGTATATAGAAAATAACTAGATAATAGTTTTATATGACAATGTAGAAAATATGAATCATGGCGCTGGTGCTCCTGGTGCATTTTATATAACTTATGTTAAACAACCTTCAGCATTCAGTAGTTCATTTAATGGAACATTTGAACTTAGTGATACTATGGCAGAAGAATTAATATCGCTTGCAGTATTGATGGCTCTTGAGAACGTAGAGTCTACAAGGCTTCAAACTAAAGCACAAATGAGAGGACTTGAAGCATGACAAAAGAACAAACTAGGCAATTGGGCATAGAGGTTGAACGCAGGCTTCAAACCATTCTGCCAACTTTTAAGATAGAGAATAAAATAGATACTGAAGATATATATGCATTCTTAAATCAATTCTAGAAGTAGTATATTGATGCTATCTATAGACAAGATGATCAAGTAGAATCTGGTACTAGAACTTCTATTTTAGGAGAAGATATATTAAGGCCTTTAATAAGGCATATTAATCTCACTAACGGTTCTGTTGATTCTACTCTCGATTATGATAATAAGGTGTTTGGATTACCAGGAGATTACTACCAATATATACGTTCAGTGTCAAGAGTTACAGGAAGTTATAACACTAATAACGACGGCATTGTCTCCAACATACTATTGAAATAGTCTGATGTTAATAGAATTATTAACTAGAATTACGATAAACACCGTATTCTTCGCAATCCGATTGCTACACTCGAAGGAAGTAATATAAAGATAATTCACGACGAATATACGAATGTAAGTTCTATAGACATTACTTATATTAAAATACCAGCAAATTTCAACATCAACACTCCATGTGAATTGCCATACGAGTGTTTCGAAGATCTTGTGGCAGGGGCTACTGATCTTTATGTAAGACATTTAACTGCTACACAACCAAAACAATAGAAAAAGGAGGCTGAATAATGACAAATATTGAATCCGTTGCCAATTTCGAAAGAGAAATAAACAAACTTGACGATGCTGTTAATAAGCCTGCTACTGAAGATTCCTTGTTTTGGTTAAACCAAGCTATTGCTAAATTTGTTAAACTTAGATTTAATGGTGATTTTACTCACCGTATGGGTTATGAACAAACTGAGAAACGTAGGCAAGATCTTGTGTCGTTGTTTAAGACATATGCTACGACAGAATTCACCACAGACGAACATGCTAATTATACTGGATACAGTCTTAGTTATCCTAGTGATTTTCTTTATGCTCTTAATGAAGATGTTGTAATAGATTCTATAGACGGTGGACATGAAATGGATACGTGCGTATTTGAATGTACACAAGATAGTTTCATGTATAGAATAAACAATAGTCTTACTGACTTTCACTATAAGCACCATAGAGCAAGACCACTTAGAATACGTTTTGATGGTGGATGTAAGCTTTTAACAGATAAGAATTATACAATTAAATCCTATACTTTAGGCTACTTAAAAAGGCCTACTGAATTAACACTCGATAATCCTAAAGCTGAGTACGAGGATTTCGATGATGATATTATGTACGAGATTATCAAAATGGCTGCTCAAATGTATATTGAGAACCAGGGTGATAAACGGTACGAAACTATAACAAAAGAAGTACTCACACAAGAATAATTTTAACGTGGAAACCCCAGCTAGTTAGGTCTAGACTCTATAAAGTTTTGATCATTAAAAATACCGCGTAGATCACAATCCGGTTATTCTTTTTAGAATGTATAGGGGAAGTAGAAAAAATTAATTTATAAATATGATTACATACGTAAATACTGTACTTGTTAGCAATCTTGCTTCAGGTGCTGTGCTGAATGCTGCTCCTGCTGCTGCAGCTTCTATGAATGCCGTTTCTGCTGATGCTGGCAAGTTTATTATCATGAACTGCGATCCAGACGTTGCTTCTGATAAGATCTATAATGTTACAGCTGCTAACGCTGGTGATATCAATACCATTAAGGTTGGTATTGTAACCAAGAAGAACACTGTTCTCCGCAAGCAGGATGGTAGCGTAGCTTATCTCCCGATCATCAAGTGGTCAAATGAGATTAAGGCTGCTGACATCAAGAGCTTCAATGCACTTACTTACACTGCCGATACTGAGGATCAGATTACTATCGACTTCACCAATATCGACGCACAGCTGCTGAACAAGTTCGCTGAGGGTGGTAAGCGTATCATCGTTCGTCTTACTTTCAAGGATCTGCCTACTCGCTTCCGCAAGTGGACTGAGTCTTATGAGTATGTAACGAAGGAGGGCGATACTGCAGCTACTATTGCTCAGAACATCGCTAACCAGATCAACTCTGAGTGGAAGCGTGCACGCGTATCTGCTAATGGCGCTGCTTCTAAGGTTGTTCTGACCGCACTTCCTTACGACGACGATGAGTCTAACGATACCCTGAACTGGGCTAACAAGGTTCGTTTCAATGCTAATATCTATTACACCGATCCTGCTGCAGACGGATGGGAGTCAAAGAATAAGCATTTCCCAACGGGCGTTATAGTGGCTAAGGTTCCTGGAAAGCAGTACGAAGCTTCTGCTAAACTGGTTCGTGACCGCGAGTCACAGGCTATGGGTTATCTGGGAATCCTGAACCGTGGTGAGGGCACATGGCCCATCATCAAGCCTGCTATGGAGACGGACATCAACGCACATTACGATGCTCTTACTCTCGAGTTTGAGAACATGTATCGTGCTGCTGATGATATCTTCCGTAAGACAAAGCAGACTCTTGAGGTTTATGGTCTGACTGGCCAGCTGGCTAGTCTGAAGACTATCCTCGACGCTTTCGTTGCTTGATAAATCAAAAACATATAAAACTGGCTGGGGGTGGGCTTCGCCCGTCTCTAGCCTTTTTTATTAACATATTGCAATATGAGAAAAATTAGAATAGGTAATGATATTAGACTTAAGCTTAAGATAGAGCCAAATGAAGCCGCTGGTTTCTATAAGATGGACGATCTTGATTAGTCTAGTGTCAAACAACTGAGATGTTATTTAATTAACACCTCGTTCTCAAAGCCTCCAATTGGTGAAGATCCTAAGTGCTTTAAGAGAGTTGGTTTTCCTGATTTCTATCATCCTACAGAAAACAATATAAACAACGCAGGCTTCCCAAGTTATCATATGGCTCCTGCTAATGTTTGTAATTATAACCGATTCTTACCTGATTTTCACGATTATCATTGGTGGCCTGGCTATCGTGGTTTTGGGCATTATCCAGAGCATTTCCATGGTCATATGCCTATGCCAGATCCAATGGTTCCAGTCCTTCCACCAGACGAGCATGCTATAGACACGTTTGGCAAAGATGGAATTAAGTTTAATGGAACACATATGATGGAGCCTTTCTATCTTGCTGACTCTCAAGTTCTTCACGAGACTAATACTCTGACATGCATGTTCCCTGCAGTACAACAGAAGTTCTGCGGTACGTATAAGCTTGTTGTAGTTCTTACTGTGTTTGAACAAGGTTGGGGAAGACACAATCTTCGCACATATACTATTGATAGAGGTGATGTATTTGAGCTTGTTGATGATGATAGCGGAGAATCTGGCAACATTATTATAAACACCGATTCTACAGGAGCAAGAGAGAATGTTCTTGCAAGTGTATATGCAGAGAGTGATGATTATCTCATGGCTACTCGCAGTAGGATGATGATCGGTGAACATGACGTAGATGGCGTTGATTATTATATATATGCTAAACTTAAGGATGGTGTTGTAGCATTATATAATCCATCAGATTGGCACTTTAATGAACTTATATTTAGTTCTTCTAATCCTGAAGTTCTGAGTGTTGGTGCAGACGGTACTTTATATGCTCATGAAATATAGAATGGTGGATTTGAAGAGACAGTACAAATTACTGTTAGAGATATAGATAATAACGTATCATATACGTTCAACGTAACTGTAAAAGATATGGATACATTACTTATGGGATTCTCGCCAAAAGAAGATATCGAACAAGTAGATCCTTCAGACGATTTCTTGGTAGAATACAGTGCGAAAGACAAGTGGTATGCATTACCAAACAATACTCGCGCTCAATATTTGTGGATATTCTCACAGCGCAGAATTCATTATATTAAGTCTACAGATGACTTTAGTGAACTTGCTGCAGAACTTTCTTCTGGTTTCAGAGTTCCTATGACAGATGCTGTTATACATGGCGGCTATTATTGTTATCGTAGTGCAGCTCCTATCTTGGATGGTACAATGAATATTAAAATTAAATTTGCGTAATGAGAGCTAATAGAGAAATTAAAATATATGGCACGTTATTGAATGCTACAGTAAATGCAATCATTGGCGATGCTGAACACAACGACGCCTTAGCTTATGCATACCAGTTATATGATGATAAATTTGGTGAAGCTGTATCTGTAGATAACTTCCAAGATATTATAAACAAGCGTGTCACCGCGATACAGTATGCTGATGGAGTTACTACTATCAAAAATAGAGATGGCGTAGCCGATGGTGTTCCTTACATGTTCGTTGTAGAAGGTGCATCTCATCTTAATGGAAATAATACGATAACTGGAAATAGCGATATTACTGGTAATACAAATATAGGAGGTGATCTTGCTGTTACTGGAAACGAAACTATAGGCGGCACTCTCACAGTAGATGGATTTGCAACACTTAACGACGGGGCGATTATTACTAATGGAAATCTTACCGTACAAAGAGGAGATTTCTTCGTACAAACTGGTAATGCAAGTATTGCTCAAGATTTAAATGTTGGAGACGATCTTACTGTAGGTGATAAAGCAGAAGTAGGTGGAACTTTAGCCGTAACTGGCCCTACTACAATGTCTTCTTTGTATACTTCTGAAAGTGTATTTGTTGGAGGTAATGAGACCATTCAAGGAGACCTTACTGTAAACGGCCACACTAATCTTAAGAACGTTACTACAGATAATATCAATTGTAAGACACTCGAAGCATCAAATGGCCTTATTGTTACAGGAAATGCTACTATCAATAATGGCGACCTTACTGTAAACAATGGCGACTTTGGTGTAACTGGAGATGCTACTGTAAGCGGACATTTAACTGTAAGCGATGGAGCTAATATTACTGGTAATACTGTACTTGCTGGACCTTTAGATGTTACTGGAGCAGCTAACTTTAGAAGTCCTGTAAACATAAACAGCAATCTTACTGTAAATGGCACTGGGGCGTTTACTGGAGATGTTACAGCTCCCAATATCACTAGACTTAGAAGTGATGTAGATCTTTTGAATGCATCAGAACAAACTCCAGGTAGTGTAAGAAACACAACTGCACATTATATCGCTCAAGTTGTAGCATCTGCTCCTGAAGACTTCGATACGCTTTCTGAAATCGCAGCTTGGATTACTGCTAACGGTAAAGATGCAGCTGGTATGAATACCAGAATTAACGAGAATGCAAACAATATTGCTGAACTCGCTAATGGTATGGCTCACTTGTCTGCTGATGTAGAAAATCATGAGAAGAGAATTACACAACTCGAAAGTGATTTACAAGCTCAAGATAATAGATTATCAACAATTGAACATTGGGCAGATCTTGTAGATCTTGACGAGCTTCCGATTCTTAGAGATGAGGTCGCTGCACTTCGTACTAGAGTAGCGAATGCAGAAACAGCAATAAGCAACAATGCTGCTGCTATTACTAATTTAAGCGGTGCATTAAGTCAACTTGCTAGTCGTGTAGGTGCACTTGAAAGCGCTCAATATTGGGCAGTAGATGGATCTACTGTATATGCTAAAGATGGACGTTCTGTACGTGGTGCAGGCTTCTATGATTCTACGGTATGAATATAGTATTAAAAAGAATAGCTCTTAGAGATACTTATACTATAGGAAAACTTTATATAGACGGCAAATACATTTGCGATACTGTTGAAGATAAAGTACGAGATATAAATAAGAATGGTAAATTTGATGGAGAGGAGAAGAAAGTCTATGGACAAACTGCAATTCCTTATGGAACATATGAAGTTAAGTGGACTTATTCTCCTCGCTTCAAAAAGTATATGCCAGAAATATTAAACGTACCTAGCTTTAGTGGTATAAGAATTCATAGCGGTAATACTGCTGCTGATTCTTTAGGGTGTATTATTGTTGGAGAAAATAAAGTTGTAGGTAAGGTAATAAATTCTAGAGCTACAGTAAATAAACTTTATCCCATCATTGAAAAAGGATGTAAAGAGGGTAAAGTTACAATAACGATTGAATAACATGGAAAGAATGATGACATACAGTGAAGCTAACTCTGTGTTAGAGGTTTCACTGTCTCCTTCAAATCGTTGTTTGTCTAAAGCTGTTGCCATTGATAATGGAGCCAATCCTGATCCACTTGCTAATTTTGATAACGCAAGACTTGTTCCTGCTAGTGTAGTAGAGAAACAAGGAGGTGGAGAAGGCCCGTTTACTGTTACGTTTATAAATTATGATGGATCTGAATTGTAGACTGGTGTGTATGAAAAAGGCGAAACGATAACTCCGCCTCCTACACCATCTTACGGTGGTAAAGAATTTGTTGGATGGTTTTCTACTATAGATAGAAAGCAGTTTATTGCTCAAGCGTATAGAGATGATACTTATAAAGCTACATTTGCTCCAGGAATAAGACACTTTTTTGTCGATAGTAATGGTAACGATATAGGTACCGAAATATATATAAAAGTTCCAAAGAATACAAAGTGGGCATATTTCGAAAGTAAGACTACGCTCGATGGTCAACCTATTCCATAGGAATTTTTGGGAAAGTGGGATGCCGGTGGTTATTTTACTAGCGGAAATAAAATAGACGCATTGGGAAAAAATAGATGGCATTCTAGTGTAGGCGATCCTCCTCGGAGCATGCTTAGTTATACCGGAAGTGGTTATCCAACACCGTATATGTTTAGCAACGGAATTACAAAACATCCAGTATATTTGGTACCTTCAGAAGGACCTGGATGGCAATATTGTGCTTTAGAAATAAACGATGATACTGCAAATATATATGGTCTAAACGACTATATCGATAACTATAACATTATATATCACGTTGAAGTAGATCAAAATAAAACATTTTACTTATCCAAAGGTGAGGTTTCTTTACAAAAGATTGCCGTTGGTGATAGTGTTATAGTAGATGTGTTTGGGTCTACTAATTTCACGGTAGAATATTTCCAATTTAGACCAGATGGAAGCGCACAAATTACTCCGCAATTCTCTAAGGTGACTAAAATAGATAATACCTTTGCAATAACTAGAACTAGAACCGGCAAAGAAGGTAGTGGAGCGACTGGGTGGTTAGACTTTTACAAAGTGACAGATGTTGCTAGTGGAGAATCTATTTATCTTGGTGTTAGAGATGACGCATTAGTAGATTTTATAGAATGACAAAACATTTAACTAAAATTCTTGCTAGTATTGGCTCTGCTGTAAACGGAATGGCTCAAGGTAGTAGTATTGGTAAATTCCTAATAGGTGTTGGGTCTGCTATAGTTGGGTTCTTTTCTCCAATTGTATACTTACTTCTCATATGTTTTATTACTACCATAATAGATATGATCTATGGAATTAAGGTAGCAATAAAGAAAAATAAGAAGATAGAAAGTGGCAAGACTTGGTCAGGAACTCTAACTAAAATCAAAGCTGAACTTGTACTTATTGGTATAGCACATGGTCTAGAATGGGCTGTATTAGATCAATATGGGGTATTTGTACTTACCGGAGGTATTACTTTTATCATAACTCTAACCGAATTGTGGTCTATATTAGAGAATCTTAATACGTTAGATCCGAAAGGACCGTGGAGAGCATTAGGCAAATTCCTTAAGAAAAAGGGAGAAGACTATACTGGAATAGAAATAGATTTAGACAATGAACATAATAACGATACTGACGTGGCTAAAGAGCCACTGGAAAGTAGCCGTTAAGGGCATTTGCGTGGCTTCTGTTGCGTTTTTATTGCTCTGGGGTATAAATACCCATAACAGAAATATAAAGCTTTCACAGGAGCTAGAAATGGCTCAGAACAACATTGAAGCCTATTAGGGGTTGCTAGACAGCTCCTAGTAGGCTAATAATGTTTTAATGCTAGACATCAAAGATTTAAAGAATCAGAACGATGTAACACTACATAAATTAGACAGTGTGCGGGATAAACTTAAAATAAAACCAAAAACTGTCAAGACGGCTGCAACTCAAACATAGTCTATAGACGTTATATAGAGTAAGGGGGTAGGGGGTAATATTATATCTATACTAAAAGATACAATATACAAAGATAGTATAAACTATAATGATCTTACTACCGTCTACTATACTATAGGAAAAGATAGCGTAAGTATTGGTCTTAAACTTAAGAATGATCAATACTTATATGTTTATAATACAAAAGAGTATAAAAATAAGAAAAGTTTCATTAAACGACTCTTTACGTTTGATTTTAAGAAGATAACTAAAACTAAGTATGTAATACACAATACTAATGATCTTATTAAGACTGACAGTGTAAGAGTAGTAGAAGCAACTAAATAATATGAATAAGACTTCACTTAGAGAAATTATAGATGATATACTTCTTTTGGTAAGAAACAATAATATAAGCGAGAGTGAGGATTTATCCAGAGCACAAATAGGTGCCTGGGTAAATCACTATCGTAGAAAGCTCTGGAAAGATAGGCTTGATAAGATTAAAGAGATGGAGAAAGCTGGTTACGTAATAGAAGATCTCATAGACGATGAGACTGTAGAAGTACGTGAGACAGGTCCACATCTCTTGGAGACAGTAGAATCTAGGGATAAAGATAGATCTACTTTTACTAAAAAGACAGTAGACTATACTGACGAAGATGGTAAAGTAATCGTTAGTGGTACATTGGATAATCTATACAACAATAGTTGGAGAAGTATCTTAGCTGTACATGATGAGGCAGGAGAGAATATCTAGTATGTCAATCATATAAGGCGCCACTATCAATATTATCGTAAGTATACTTTCGGAGAGCTTACTGCTTATTATTTGGATGACAAGCATGTATACATACAGGGTCTACAAGATTAGGATCAACTTAAGTATGTGTACATTCTTGCTGTATATGAGATACCAGAAGACGAAGAAGATGGCGATGAGGATGATCCAGACGAGGACGATGTAAAGATCCCTACTTGGATGGTACCAGATATTAAGAACCTCATAATGAAGAACGAGCTTTCATTCATGCTCCAACGTCCTAGTGATGATGATAATAACTCCACACTGGACGGTATTAAACCAGACGGACCTAGAGAGGATGAAAAGTAAGAAATCTGCGACATTTAGAGACATGTACCGTACAATGCCCGTAGAGGTTGATTACAGCCTCTACAAGCGCATTTTGGACGAGATGTGTAATGTTATTCTAGAACACGTGTTAGAACGCTCAGAGGGCTTTAAAATGCCTTATGGGCTTGGTTTTATTTAGGTGGGTAAGTATAAGCCAAAGGCGCTCACTCCGGAATCTCTTTCTGTGGACTATAAAACCAGCAAAGAATATGACAAACGTATCTATCATTTAAATGAACATTCCGATGGGTATAAATATAGATTATACTGGTCTAAGATACCTAGGACATTCCCTGATAGATACAAGTACCAATTAAACTTTGTGAGATAGAATAAAAGGAGATTAGCTCAACTAATATTTAATAAACACGATTATATAGATATAAATGATATACAATTATACAAAGTGTGAATCAGTCATAGCTAAGATAATGGCTGATTTAGATTCCACAGAAGCAAGACAACGTACTACAGATATACGAGAGTGGATCTTTGAGGCCATAGATAAGATTGGTGCTCCTATGTAGTATATCAGCAGAGAGTCTGGTACAGAAGGATTACCTATACTGAAGATACAAGACTATTAGGTTCCTATTCCTTCAGAGCTACAGATACTCGATGCTGTAGCATATTCAGAGAATCCCGAAGGTCCTTGGATCCCTATGAGTACCATGACTAGTATATTTAAAGATCCAAGAAAGAACAAGCCGCTCCCAGACGTGAAAGTAATGCATGATCCAGCTAACATGGCTATACCTGAACCAGCTGTGGTTGTAGAAAGACATCATGAACACAATCCAATGATGTACAAAATGCCTACTTCATAGTCACAGTTATATACTGTAAATGGGATGAAGTATTGGAAGAAGAGCTTTATAGACGGCAATGTAAATAAGCCCGAATACTTTATTAAGCCTGGTTGGATTGTAACTAATCAAAAACACGGATATATAAAGCTTGCATATAAAGCAATTGCTGTAGACGAAAGAGGGTATCCTTTGATTCCAGATCTTACTTCTTACTAGGAGGCAGTATACTGGTATGTTGTAATGAAGCTTACATTCCCTAAGTTTATGTCAGGTAAACTTGGAGGTAGTAATAACTCAAAGTATGCAGCTAAGTATGCTAGGGATACATACTTCTATACACAACAACAGTGGAACTTCTATCGCAATCAAGCATATGCAGAAGCTATGATGCCTACTGCAGATGATATGCAAAATATAAAGAACGATTGGAATAAACTTATCCCAGATTGGGATGGCGATGATACATTCTTTAAACACATAAACAAAGAACAGTTAACTTATAACGACTACTATTATGGTTATTAATGAACATAATTCTGCTATAAACTCGTTCACGAAAGGTATGAACTCTGATGGAGCATACGATCAGCTTGACGGGGCACAGTATACGTTCGCGTAGAATGTTCGTATCACTAAGAATCAGTTTCTTGGTGGTAAGGATGACTATGCTTCTGTGCATGAAGGAATTATTGCTCCTGTACCATCTGGATTAGACTTATCTTCTCTTGGTAGTAACGTTGGTAGAATACTTGCTGTTAGATCTATAGATAATATAGCTATACTAGTTACTGTAAAAGGAACTTCAATGTATATTTATAGGTTCGATCTAGACGAAACTACAAACTAGGTAACTAATAGTATACGTGAGATATGGAATGGAAAAGTATGGGATAGTGGTGAAGAAGTTCCACAACAAGTATCTACAGTATTATATAAAGAATTATAGAACGTAATAAAGCTTTATATAGCTACAGGAAAACATCCTGTAATATGTATTAGAGTAGACGATAGTATATTTGATGATAACAATATATCAAAAATAGCAGGTAGAAATATTGATGATTTTATGAGTAATAGAGTAGTACCTACTAAAAGAATAATGATAGAAGGTATTACATCTGGAAGATTACTTACATCACAAGTACAATATACTTATAGATATTACAATAAATACGGCAACTCTACTCAGTTAGCACCACTCACAAATAAAATACAAGTAATAGATCCTTCTAGATCTAAAGAAATTGGTAACGCAGAAAATACCGAAACATCTATAGGTTTTATATTGTCTATAGATACAACTGAATATAATAACAAGTTTGATAGGATACAAGTATATAGACTGCAGTATATAAAAGCTGGAGAAGATGCAGAGGTATCTATGATCTATGATGGAGAATTAAAACAAACTGCAAATAAGTTTGTATTTAATGATGTTGGTATAGACCCGATACAATCTCTCACAATAGAAGAATTTTCAGCTTTGTCTGGTATTATAGTGATTCCACAAGTAATAGAACAGAATCAAGAATATATGTTCTGCGGAAATATTAAAGACGATACTATAATAACAGATGCTTATATACCTAGTACATACCAAAACGGAATAACATTAACAGAAACTAGAGTTTGTTTATCAAGACAAGGTAACGTTGGACAAATACCTAGTCCTGGAAATATTTTGTATAATGGTCAATATAACTATAATCTGTTGGTAAATAATACTGGGGATAGTTCTACATATGTTACAACCACAGTGACTGATTATTTACAACAGCGAGGTATAAATCCAGAAGGAGTAAGAGCTTCGTATCAAGATATAATGACGTCTAGCTTATTAAGATCATTAAGACGTGGAGAAACGTATAAATATGCTATAGTATTCTATGATAAATATGGTAGACGTACAGATGTATTGCCATTAGGAGATGTCAGTGTTCCTGAATATGGAGCGTCTGGATTAAATAAACCGTTTACGTATAGTAATGGTGATGTTGTGGCACATCCTTGTGGAGTTAATATAAAAATTCCACAAATAGTAAATAAGAGTGGACAAGTATTAAAAGATATAATAGGGTGTTAGATAGTAAGAAGATCTTCTGCTGACATATATCAAAATACATTATTACAAGTAGCGCTGTCTAGACCTATACAACAAGGATTGCTAGATATAAATGTAGATGATTGGAGTACAATTAAAGAAGAAACTGTAAAGAAATCTCCATTCTATCCTACAGGATTCATGTCTGTAAACAATATAAAAATAACTCCTACGTTCTATCTTAATGCATTTCCTACAGACAAGCCTACCATGGAATATAGACCGGATTTAACATAGTAGGGAAAAGATGCACTTGATACTAGAACAAAAAATAGACAATTATACTAGATATTCTCGTCAGAAATAGATTTTAGAAGAGATGATGTTTTATCTAGAGTAAACACATCCGATACAAAGATAAAAGAGTTATTATATATTCCTGCAGTATTTTCTACGTACAAGAATAATTAGCGTCAAACTACATATGAACAATCGTTCCCTGTTGCGTATTCTATATCTGGCGGAACAATTTTAATAGATAGAAATAAATTAGATAAATTAAATAAGGCTGATAAATAGTCTTTTCATACTATATTTAATTTCTATAATACAGGATTAGCCTCTATGTCTGGATTTGGAGAACAAGATGTCAACGCAATAAAAGATGTAAAAATGGCAGACTGGGATTCTGGTTTTACTAATATTACTAGAGCAGGAGACGAACAAAATGTTTTTGATGCAATAAAGAAGTATAAGAGTTATTCTACTAATATAGATTCGTATTCTTATAATAATTGGGCATCGTTTGCTAAATACGATTTTGATCCAGGAGAATCAAAATCTCCAAATATGCTTACTGGAGATGAAACTATAGACAGTAGTACGGAGCATTAGGAGATTCTTGGAACATCTGGCAGTTATACATATTGGTTGGAGGGAGAAGATAAAGATAGATATGATATGAGCCTTAGAAAAGGAACTATTGGTCCTGGACCTTCTTGTTTCTTATTGACGACAAAAAATGACAGCGGAGGCTCATTCTAGAGTCAAGGTAATAGATTCAGTACGTGTATCTGTAATATTAAACATACTCCTAAAACGTTAGAAATAAAGTCAGAAGAGTACGAGCAATACTTTGGATTTGGTAATTATTTTAATCTTAAATATAATGGAAACGAACTTGTAACAGAAGATAATAAGAAATATCTTACTGTGTTTGATGGAGATATTTACATTACTCCGCACGAGTTCACCACTATGTACAAAACATATAATTTTGAATCCGTCGATACATTACAATCTACGTAGATTACAAATTATATACCACTTGAGTCTAAAGTGAATACATTCTTCGATTATGGTATGAACTTGATGAATACGCAGAGTGAGAATTTATTATTCGAACCTGGTTCCATTGAAGGCGTTACTACACAAGAACGTCCATGTCATCAGTACAACATGATATATTCTGATAATGACGCTTCAAACGATGTATTTACTATGATATCTACTGATAAAAACGAAACTAATAACTTCAAATAGCGTGCGTTTTATTCAGAATTAAAGAACAACGGTGAGTTTATAGATAACTTCTTGATATACAAAGCAGCTGCATTTATTGATGTAGATAGTAAATATGGAGAGATCACTAATCTTATGACAGATAGAAATACTCTGTACTATTGGCAAGATACTGCATGTGGTAAATTTAGTGTAAACGAACGTTCTTTGGTAAATGATCAGAATAGCAATACTATTATGCTTGGTCAATCGGGTATCCTTTCTAGATACGACTATCTCACTACTAAATATGGCATGCGAGATAAAGATTTCTGCGCTATATCTGCAGACAACGGAGTATATTGGATAGATATAAACAACAAAGCAATAGTCTTGTTAAAAGATTAGGTAGTTAATTATGGTGAGCAATTAAACGTTCAGAACATTATAAACGATTACATTGTTGGAGATTATAATCACACTCCTAAGATAAACTATGATCTTTAGAACAACGAATTGTTATGTAAGTGTTTAGAAGATGGTAAACAACTTGTATTTAATACTAAGTATAATGTAGCTACGTCTATATACACTAGAGATTATGACTCTATCTTAGATATAAAGAATCATCAATACGGTCTTAAGAATACTAATACGTTGCATATAACAAAGTATAATTATTTGCCATATGACAATTATACTTACTTAGCTCCACTTAAACTTGAGTTTATAGTAAATCCGTCAGCATCTGTTACTAAAGTATTTGACTCACAATAGCTTATTCCTATTAAGAGAGATGCTTATGAGAACAGTTATATAATAATGAATGCTGTACAGATGGCATTTGAGACAGATATTGTAAGTAAGACTTTTGGAGAATTTAGAGAACCATACACAGATAGAGAAGGTAATATAATATACAACATTCCTAGATTTACAGATGATTTAGGCTATGGTTGTAGAATACGAGGCAAATGGCTGCGTGTAGAAATAAATAATAACAATCCTACTGAGTTGTTTACACTTTCTCATGTAATAACAAAGTTCAGACAATCATTCAGTTAATATGAAAAAGAATAGAAAAAAGAAATTACCTAGATACTGGCTTGGGACTAGATTACCTGCTTCATTAGGATACTAGAAAGCTTAGGATGCTGGGAATGTATCATACTCAACTACACAAGGAGAAGATTTTACACCAGAAGCTGATGCTGCACGTGCAAATATATTACCTAGTGCTATAAATAGACTGCAGTAGAGCACCACTCCTCTGTTGAATATGTGGTAGAATACAGCAAAAGCTGCTGCACCAGGTGCTTCTGCTTTAACTAGTATTGCAAGAGCTGCAGCAAGACGAGCTGGAGAATCTGTAGCACAATTTGCACCAGATGTACTTCCAGCGTCAGCACCAGGCTCTATTTCTGCAGGAACTTCTTCTGCTGGAGTAACAGCAGGAACTAATGCTGCTTCTACAGCCGGTAGAACGGTATTAAATGCCGCAGGTAAAGCTCTGGGTATAGTAGGTAGTGCATACGGTCTTGCTAACATGGCTATGGACTTTGCACACAATCAAGAGCACAGAAATGTATCAAACATGTGGAATACTGTTAATACCAATACATATACCACAGATAAAGGAAATACATATAATACATATAGTGCTCCTAACTTGCAAGCAGAATTAGATTATGCAAGTGCTTAGAAAACAAGTAAGAATCTTAACAACACTATAAACGCTGTAGGTACTGGTGCCGCAATAGGAACCACTATACTTCCTGGTATGGGTACGCTCATAGGTGCAATTGGAGGTGGATTATATGGTCTCGGTTCGTGGTTGTTTGGGTTTGGTGATACATATGAAGATACTGTAAATGAATTTAAGAAGACTCAAGATGTGGCTGCACTCAAATCACTATAGTCTGAAGCTTCTGCAAAGAATAAAGACGTAAGACAGGGGTTCTACGAAAGATCTAATGATGGAAGAGTAGGCGCCGCTGACGGAAAGAAACCAGTATATACTCCAATGGGACCATCTAATAAGAAAGCTACTGCTAAAGTATCCAGTGGAGAAGTCATAGGAAACCTTGAAGATGGATATGTATCTAGAGTACCAGGAGAAAAGAATAATAAAGATACTAAATATGCTAATCTGAAGAGCAGTGACTTTGTAATAAGCAATAAGTTTGGTTTATCAGATTACGCTGCTGCTACTGGAGATTATGTAGGAGCATTAAAAATGCAAGATATGTTAATGAAACAATATAAGAAAAACTACAAGTGTGGTAAGATGCCAAAGTGTGCAAATGGTTGGGGTGATTATGCTTTATCTACTCTACCTCATTTTGGATCTGTATTTACAAATTTATATCAGTACAACAGAGTAAAGGATGCTGAAGAATACGCTCCGCCTATAACCACAGATGCTTCAGCAGCATAGAATACTATTAATCAGATGATGTCTGAAAGAATAGATCCGAGACAATATTTGAATAGATCTTTACTGAACTATAACTAGGCTGCTTGGAATGCTAGACGTACTCCTGGAATGGGTTTAGGTGGTCGTATGGTAATGTTGGATTCTCTTAATAGAGCAAGACAAGCTCAAGATGCTGATACTCTTATGAAGATCGATGAAGCTAATAGAACTCAGCGTAATAAAGCATATGAGACTAGAATTAATCTTGATAGATTCCTGGCTGATCAAAACACTAAGAATGCTTGGATGTAGCATCATTATAGACAGCAAGCTCATGGACAGAAAGAAACATGGTTGGCTCAGTATCTTAAAAATATGGATCAAGGTCTTATAAATGCAGCTAGCGATGCTCTTAGAACCAGTCAATATCATCAGGCTCGAGATATTAAAAATAGAGAACTCGATATATGGCAACAACAAGTTGATCTCGATAAGCTTAAACGCTACGATGATTTAGCTCGTATGGGAATTAATGGTATAAGCCCTGCGTAGAATTATATTAGAAATTGGTTCCTTGCTGGTAATAGAATATAATTATGGTATTTTTAGGTCTTGAAAAACCGGTCGAGTATGGTGCTCAGCAGATATTCGACCCTACTATGGCCAACATGGTGCTATAGGCATAGCAGCAATATAATGAGGCTGCTAGAAGAGAATATGAGCGAGGACTTGAAGATTTCGATAAGTTTACTACTAAGTATGGAGATTTTATAAGTCCTTTCGCTAAAGATATGGCTAGATACGGAGAAATGGTCGGAGGTATCTAGAATGCTATAAACCAAGCGTATGCGGACGGTGTAGATTTATTAAGAAGCCCAGAAGGTAGAATGCTTGTTCATAGACTTACTAATAGTATAGATCCTAGGGAATTCAACACAATGAGAGCTAATGCAAAGATTGGTTTCGAATATTTAGATGCCATTGAAAAAGCAAAAGCCGATGGTAAATTTAATCAAGCGTACGAAGACTGGTTGTTAAGAAGAGACAACGGTGGTCCTGGTGCGTTTAATGATTTTTCTAGCGCAGGCGGAGCATTGTGGAATAGACATGGTCCTGGTGTATATAAAGACGCAAATGCGCTCGTGAGTCCATATTTTGAAGATATGGAAGATGAATATATAAGTACATCAAAAGACGGTAGATACGACTTTAGTGGCGTAAGTAGAGAAAGAAGAGTTCCTATATTACAAGCAAATCTTGGAGCGTTATTAAATACACAAAATGGAAAATATTTATACGAACTTTCTAAATAGAAGTATGCAGAATTATATGGGTACGAACCAACTGAAGAAGAAGCTATTAAACAATTTTAGAATGATTTGTTAGATGCATCCAATAGATTCGAATACCGCAAAAGATCTGAAAATAAAGATTGGGCTAGGAAAAGAGAATCTCAATTAAGAATGGCAGAAGACTCTCACGAAGCAGCTCTTAAATATCGCTACGATACTCTAGCTCTTATGGATGAAGACAGAGATGGAAAAATAAGCGCCGAAGAAAGAAAGAAATATGTGTCTTCTGGAGGTGGCGGTAATGGAAAGGATAAAGAAAATGATATAGTTAGGGATTCTATGAAAAACCCAAGAACAACATTACAATATAATCCAAACGATCCATATAGTGCGAAAGTAACTCCTATAGACGGAAGAATACAATTTATACAAGAAAGCAAAAAAGGAGAAAGCGACATGTTTTATATTGTTCCAAACGATGTTGCATCTAGCGTAATATTTAGATTGTAGGGAGATAAGGCTGTGAAAATGGAACGTGGCGAAATGGTAGGAGACGAACGCGAAGATTGGTACAATCCTTGGAGTGACCTAAAAGGATCTAAACAAGTTGAATTTATTCCACACGGAAGAGTAGTAACATTAAAAGATGAAAATGGGGATGAATTACCATACATGTACGGAACTATAAATGCTACAGGAGAATAGGTTCTAATGAGAGTTAAATCGAATAGACACGATTATAATAAAAAATAAATTTATTTATAATGAGTAATAATAGGATTTCGCCGTATATAAAAAGACAAGGCGAGTATAAAATACCTAGCATTATAGATTACGTTGAGTCCGAAAGAGAACGGATAAGAAATGCTGCACCAGAAGAGTATAGAGAATATATAGATTCTGGCGCAGCTATTCAGCGTGATATAAATGAAAGGAGACGCGAAGAGAAGCGTAGAGAAAGGCGTAGACAGGATGAAATTCGCCGTAAAGCTGAAGAAGAGCGCGAAGAACGTGAACGTAGAGAAGCTAAGAAAAAAGCTTAGGAAGAAGAATACGAAGAGCAAAAGCGTCGTCAAGAAAAAATAGATGCTTATAATAGATACGAGGCTAGAAAAGCAGAAGATGCTGAATATGAAAAGTGGTTAAAAGAAAAAACTGATTTTCTCGGTCCATTATCAGGATTTGCACAATGGGCGTTTAGCGGAAAGAATATGGTTCGCAGCCTGTATGACATTAGCAATACTGTTGGAAATGCGATAGATAGTCAATTACGTACATATGCTGATTCTAAAGGCGGTGATATATCTTTAAACGATATAAGAATACATGGTGCGGAAGCGCATAAAAGAGTAGTACAGATAGAAAATCAAATAGCGGCGTTAGAATCTGAACAAAAACGATTTGCAAACGAAAGTGGTCTATTAGATTAGAATTGGGTTGTAAATAATAAAGGTACAGAAGAATATCAATAGAAATTAAACAAATATAATTCATATTTATCACAGATATAGAATTTATATCAACAATTAAACGACCCGTATGACGATAAACTTCCTAATATATCATTAAAAGATATAGACGAATCCTATAAAGCAGATTTTGTATAGCAAAATCAAAGTGGTATTAAAACTGCAGGAAATTGGATATGGGATTAGCTTAGAAGTATAGGTGTTACTGCATATGCTCCAGATTTACGACAACAGATCGCTGAACAACGCGTTAAAGATTTAGCTTCAAATTATAACAATGAATTGGAACGATCTAAATACAGCGGTTACGGCGGTGTAAAAACAAACGATGCCCCAAAAGGAAGTATTGAATACGATATCCAAAAGACTGACGATAATATAAATAAATGGAGAGCCGAAAACCAAGAGGCGTCTCTAGATGTAGAATCCGCCAAAACTGCTCAAGAAAAACTTGGAAATTTCTTTAACGTTGCCGAATCATATAAAAAAGGAGAACAAGCATATCAGAATGCCAGTTTGTTTGATTCTGGATATTGGCATTATGTATTTCCAAGTACAGTTGGATCTTCTTTTTCATCACCTCACCAAGCAATTGCTACTGCAACACAAGCTGCCGGTGTCGCTGCTACTGTAGCCACAGGTAACCCCATATTTATGAATGCTGCTACGTTGGCTTCTGGGTACAACAGACTCGAAGCTGGTAAGGCTGAAAATAAAACGGAGAGCTTTGAAAAAAGAATAGAAAACTTGTTTGCAAGCCTGCAACAAATGACGCCTGAAAAACAGGATAAAATATTAAATCAATTGTTGAATGCAGCTACTTTAAGAGATACTCAAAACGGTCACAATGCAGAATGGATACGTAAACAGTACGATACAAATACAGAAGAAGGAATAAAAAATCTTCTAAAACAGAACGTAATACTTAGCGGAATAGATTCTAGATTTAATATTACGGATCCAGAATATAAAAAAGCACTGATTCATTCTACTGCTGGAATACGAGCTTTGTATGAAGCAGATAACATGAGAACAATATCAATGCTTCCATTTGAACTTGCGTTTGAAATGTACGGCGGTCCTTTAGATAAAGTTATTAATAAATCTTTAGGCTTTGTATTTAGACCTTTTGAAAAAGGTCAGTCTAGAATTATTAAAGAAGGTGTAGATGGTGCTGCGTCTAGATCTGCAGCTGAGGAAGCAGCTAGTTCTACTGGCATGTATAAAAACGGCTTTAGAAGAAAATCTAAGACTGCTACTGAGTCTTTTAGATCCGGATTTGATAAAGGTTCTGCCGTAGGCGCTTCACTTGGTTTCGGTTCTGCTGGTTCTGTAGTAACCGGCGTTGCTGCAGGTACAACAAACGCAGCAGTTCATTTAGCGAAAGAGGCGCTCCCGAAAGGTGCTAAAGCCGCGGTTGATGGTTTTGAGCAAGCAGTATCTAATAAATATATGAAAGTTTATGATAAGCTTCTTAAAAACAGAGAATGGTTGCCACTTGCTGCGAAATATGGATATTATGCTACAAAACAAGTTCTTGGTCGTTCTATGGAAGAGGGAGCTGAAGAGGCTACTCAATACATGAACTCAAAACAAGATTTTGCTAGTAAGTATGGGTTTGGTGGTATAAGTTTTGGAGATCTTATTATAAATGACCTAGTACAAGGTAAAGAAGTACTTAAAGCTTACGGATCTTTGTTTGGACTTACTGATTCAAAATACAAAGACGATGCTGAATTCTGGCAGAATGTAAAAGGTGGATTTGCTCTTGGTGGAGGAATGGCGGCTGTAACAAATATTGTCGGTTCTACTAAAGATTATGCAAAACAACTCGATGGAGATAAATTTGTTGTACAAAACTTTGCAATGATGCGCGAAGCTGATAAAATGAATAGAGCGGCGAGTGTACAATATGCAAAGGCAGCTATGAATGGAAATGTAGATGGAGTTAGAAATGCAATTAAAACTAGAATGCAGCATGATAGTATGCGCGAAACTCCAGAGTATACGCAAGATGAATACGACGCACAACTTAAACAATTAGACCACGTAGCTAGAAGAACAAACGATCCTATAACAAGGGCAAAATTAGAAGCTAAAGGAATTCGTTACGGTACAGAAGAGTACGCAACCGCAATTGCAGATTTAGCTTCGTTAGATGAACAAAAGGCAGATAATAGAAAAGCTATAAATAAAAACAATTCTGATATTCAATAGAATTATTACTCTAAAGAATTTAACGACGAAGCTTCTGAAATAGCAGAAGAAATAATCGAAGGAAACGATTCTTATATACAAGAGCAAGTAAACAAGGCCGGCGAATCCGCTGCATCAGAATATCTTCGTTCTGAACGAGAATCTGGTAGAGATACTTCTACTGACGAATTTAAAAAGAGAGTAGCAGAAGTAAGATCTAATGCAGAAACAGCGGAGAGAGAAAGATTGCAATCAACTGCAGTAGATACTGTAAGAAAAATAACAAGAGCTGTAAATAAGCTACACGCTCTTATTAAATTAAAATCTAAAATTAAAACTATAAACGATTGGTATAAACTTGCATCAGATAAATTTGGATTAAATGTAATGCGTCCAGATGCAAAACTTATTACCAAAAATATAGAAAAGCAAATACAGGAGCAAAAAGCTTATTTAAAAGAAGCTTACGATAAGTTTGATGATAAAGCGTCTGACGTTGAAACAATACGACAAATAAACGCGATTAGGCAAGTTGTACGAATAAATCAAGAGGATTCTGAACAACTGGAATTAGAAAACGCGTTGATTACTGCAAACAACGAAGTTGTACAAAATTATATAGATTAGTTTGAAGAAGGTATTATTACAAACAAGGACGGGAAATATGAATACAACCCAGCTCAGCGTAAGATAATAGACGATCGTGCTAAGCGATACATGAAAGCTGTTCTCTCTGGAAACAAAGAAGAGGCTGATAAAATACAAAAAGAAGAAGAATCTGCTGAGTATGATGAGTCTAAAGTTACTAATAATCCTTATGCAAAGCGCGTAAACGATATAATTGAAACAAACAAACGTAACTCTGCGCTTGACTGGATGGTTCAAGACATCGCAGAAGGAGATGCTGTTTCTAAAGCATATGAAGTTTATTAGGAAGAGAAAGAGAAAGAAGAAGCTGCCAAAAAGGCAGAAACAAAAACTCCTACAGATCCATACGATAGTAAGACTACAAGTACTAGTAAGTCTGACAAAAAGAAAGCTGTAAAAAGTAAACTTGATGCAAATAAGAAAAAATATCAAGCTCGCATACAAAAAATAAAAGATTCTTATAGTCGCAAAAAGGCTAGATATAAAAAGTGGAGTAAGGGAAATTTAAATGCCGGCATTCCATTTATGAATTTGTTTGTAAATGTTGCAAATAAATTGTTTAATTATGCGTTACCTCTTGGATATTACAGTATCGCAAAATTTGTCGAAGATGTGCAAGTTATAATGTCTGATATTAATGTATCCGACATACTTTCTGATGTAAAACGTGCGTATGTAGATAAATTCATATAGCTTGAATTAAATCAATCAGATCTTGCAAACAATATGGATGTTCCAGAAGTAGTTGCTGCGTTCACTATCAAAGATGATGTAAATGAAAGAAAGGGATATGTAGATCCACAACCTGTTGTAGCTCCAACAATACAGAGATTAAAAGATGCGTTTGTAAAAATGCGTACAGATGCAATACAGCAAATATCTGGTTACTTCGACACAATTGTTAAAAACGGAACTGGTGTAGACGTATATACGAACAAGGCTGCTATTAATATATTAAGCGAAGAAGATAAAAATGATCTTGCTTCTATAGAACAGCACATCAATAGTTTGCAAGAGCAACAACTTATAGATTATATATCTCAATATCTTTCCAAAGAATCCGTTGATGAATATAAAAAATACATTTCAAATACTGATGTAAAAGGAGCAATAGCTAGAGCTGTGTTTGAGGTTACTCGTCCGGATTATAGAAAAGCTGGAATTAAAATAGGAAAAATTATAAGGGACAATGTTATAAATATATTACTTGACAATTATAACGATTTAGTTCCAATTGAGTTTATTCCAGGACAATGGCAAGAATTTATAAATTCTGTAGAGAACGTAAAGAAGTTAATAAAATGGGGTGGATATACTGTATTGGATACAATGCAGCCCATATATACTATAGACAGAGGCGGAAATAAAATTTCTTCTGAAGCAGACATCATAATAGTAAACGAACAAGGAGACGTAAAAGTAATAGATGTTACTTATGGTTATGCTTCTGTACAACAACGTTTATCTAGACCTAGAACAGAAAGGGTTACTCTAGAACAAATTTATAAAAACGAAGACGATATACTTAAAAATACAGAAGATATATTAACTTCTATAGGTGGAGTAAATCTAAAAGGAAGTTACGTATATTGTTTTGTATACGATGATGAAAATGATTTGTTTTACGAAGACACGTTCATTGCTTTACACGAACCAAAATTATCTGAGGAAGATGTTCAAAACAATGTGCAGCGTGCAAAAACAATAATCGACTCTTTAAATTAGCAAATACGTGATTATAACACAATTGCAGAAAGATTAAATCAGCCTACAAAAGATCTCATAGAACCTATTAGCTATTAGACTCAAAAAGAATTTGATGAGTATTTTGATTATCTTGATAGCATGCAGGAGATTTTGAAGGCAGATTTGTTGAGATTAAATGAACTTGAACAAAGTGCACACGAAGAACAAGAAGTAGAAATAGAAGAAATTATTCCAGAAGACACTCCTGATGATTTTATAATAAACTTCTCTGCTGCACAACTCCATGAAGATCTTGTTCATAAAGTAAGAGCGTTAGATGACGCTAGAAATCAATTCCCAATAGGAAGAATTGTTACTCCACAAGATAAATAGAATATAATACAAATATATAAAGCTTTATTTGACGCGTAGATAGCTTTAAATGAATTTTTACATCACCCAGATGCACAGTTACAAGACGTCACTGGCGAATGTGAAGTAATCGCGAGCACTTTAGAACAAATTCATATAAATAGAGCTTTTCTAGGTAGAGACGCAATATTTGTACAAAAATGGTGGCTTACTAGATTTATTGCGGACGACGGTGTTACACACGATGTTAGTGAGTATATAGCACACCTTAATGCTTGGGTAAATACACTGAAGGGATATGTTGATACGAACGACAACATGTTCGATGAACATCCATCCTTGGCACAATGGTATAGTTCAGTAATAAATACGTACTTCAAAAAATTAGTGGATGAAGTAGATAGAATGATCTAGCCATCAAATAGAAGAATGTTTGATCCACTAATTCAAAACGCAAGAAGTATTATATCTCAATTTAACCTTAACTGGGGATTAGAACCAGATAGAGTATATGATGCTCCTGCTAAAAATGAATTGGAGTATATTCAAAGAATGCCTTTGAGATGGGGTGATCTGTATAATGTGTCAGAAAGTCATAGTCCTGCTATAGATCAAATGGCAAATAAACAACGTCCGTATTTCTATTTTTCTCAAAACCCAGACTTTTTACAAAAAGCAGATATAACGTTTGGATTAAATTCTGAAGGAAAAGTTTAGGTAAAAATAACATACGAAGATAAATTTGCTTATTTTACGTTTGAAAATAGCGATGCCGCATATGGGCAAAATCTTACTCCAGAAATAGCAAACCGCAACAAAGTATTAAACAGAGGAAATAGAAAGTTTACAAATAAACTAAAAGCTATGATTGAATATAGGATGAAACATCCAGAATATACAATTGTAGTAGATTCTTCTGTAAATAAAGGAAGTATAAACTATTCCAAAGATATTACTGTAGAAAACAACGTATTTGACGTAATATTCTCTGATCCTAACAATAAAATAGATCCTTATAACGTAACTGTATCCGAAAAAGATCACATTGGTGTTTTAGCAATAATGCTAGACAGTAATAATAATCCTATTGATTATAAGATAAAAACCGGACCTAATTTAAAGTCTGACGCTGCAGAAAAGTTCGATAAGGAATTCAAGAAGAGAAAGATACAGACACCGTCTGGTATGATGGTTTACTTCTTTGACTATGGAGATGGAAGACGAATCGGAATACCTATGTCAGGTAAAGTTATAGGCTAGGACGCAAGCAAGCTTGTGACTCTTATACAGAAATACTCAAACGGTACAACTACAGAAGACGGCTACGATATATTAAGTTTGCTAGAATAGAGATTATTTATACAATCCACAAAGCCCAATTATTCTAGCTCTTTTAATAATAGAAGCAATCTTATAGAAATAATACAGCCTGGTATTATTAAAATCGGAGGAATACAGTATAACTTAGATACACAAAGAGATACAGTTGTGTCTATAATATCTAAAATGCATAATGTAATTCCAGGTTTCTTACTTAGTAACAGAATTACAAATACAATTCCTGCAGTAGTAGACAAATTTAGATAGGATGCTACTATACAAAGTGTAACATTACCCAACGGACTTATTATAACAAGAGACGATGTTATAAATAATAGTACATGGTTGGGACATTTCTTTAGAAATAGTGTAATCATTACTCGTGCAGAGCCAATTGTGAATTAGAAATACAATAGAAAATCTATAAAAGGTTATAGATAGATAAATTTTTCTAATCCTAGACTTGTAAACAAAAATGCAATTGAAAATCAACCTGCTGCAACACAATCTGAAGATAAGACAAAATAGCAAAAGGATCGTATACACGGACTTCTCAGTGGTCTTAAAATGACAATAGGAAAGGACGAACTTGTATATAGATCAGAAGAAGAGCAACGTCAATTTGTAGACGAAATTAAAGAATTTTTCAAATATGTATTTGGAACATCTGATAATTTAGAGTTTGTTTTAGAAGATACACTTAACGATTCTTTAAATATTGTAGGAAACGACGAAGTAATTGCTGGTGAATGCACATCACAGCTTATACGTATATCTACATATGCACCTAAGAGTGTTATGTATCACGAGGCATTCCATAAAATAATAGAACTTATATTACCAAATAAAGAACGCGAGGCGTTATACGAAGCATATAGAAAAAACAACGGCAAAAACTTATCAGAACGAGCAGTAGCTGAAGCTTTAGCTGATATGTTTGTTGATTATATGCAGAATAAAAAGGCGTTCAAAGAAGCTAAATGGTATAATAAAGTAAGGCTTGTGTTTAAAAAGATTGGTCTTTTAGCTAGTCTTGTAAACAATCTTGGCGTAAGACAAGCTAAAGCTTTATTTGCTGTATATAAGGATACTACTAGAGGTAATATACGAAATCGGATAAAAGAAGACGAAATCGAGCAGAAAAAGCAACGATTCGAATAGATGTTTGGCGATCACCTTTATAGAACAATACGCAGTAGAGGTGAAGTACAATATGAGGCTGACTTTAAATATCTTTCTAATTCTTCTGAACAAAATGAAATGTGCAAATCTCTTGGATATTTGATTGGTTCTAAGTTGGGTATAGATGATATTTATGGTATCACTGATAAGATTACTATAGATGAAAGATCACTGTCTATAATAGACGATGAGACACGTCGTGAACTGTGTAATCTTGACGAACATGACAATCCTCTTCCTATAGAAGAAGGATCTGAGCAGAAAGTTCGTGCTTGGAGAGAAATGTTTGAAAAGAAAACAGAGCTTAGATATGATTCAAAAGGAAAGCCTTTTTATTACAGTTTTTATCCTAAATTTGCAGCAATACATACTCTTGTAGGTGATTATTTATCATCAATGATGACTGATTATAAAGGCAAATATCAAGTTGCAGAAGAAGATGATACTGAAGATGAGGTTGTTCAAAGAAAGAATATAGATAAATACGATAAAGCTTCTATAGAATTCAATAAACTAGATAGTGTTACTCCAAAAGTAAAATTATTTTTTGGAACTATTCCGTACGCGAATGCAGATGAAGCTAATAATATGTTTGGTACAAATACGTTTATGCCATTGGAAGAAGTTTATAATATTATAGTAAACGATCACCATAAAGCTAGAACTATTGACGAACTTATGGCTCGCATTAAACACGATGCTTCGTATAACCCAATGTATGCTACTGTTTATAATAAGCTTAATAAGCTTTATAAACAAATGTATTCGCAAGATGAGAATGGTAATACTGTTATAGATTATGATGCAGAGTCTACTATGATATAGATTCTGATGACGATTAGATCTCAGAAACATGATTTCAAAATAGCAGAAACTACTACAGATAAATCTGGTGTAAAAAGTACGCAAATAAAAAGATCATCTTCTGATCGAGATACTCGTGTAATATCTAGACAATGGTAGCAAATACTTGTAACAGGTCAAGTTGGTGTATTCTAGCACGGAGCAACCAAAGATGGTAAACTTGCGTTTAGAGAAGGAGTTGATAAAAATATATTTAATAATCTTGTAAATTTCTTTGATGTAATTATTAAAGATCTTGCAGAAAACGCAGATCTTTACCCAACTGAATCTGCAATAGAGTTGAGAAAAGAAATTGTAAGAAGATTAAATCAAGTTGGTATTATCATATCAGATAAAGCATTAGAGCACATGCTTGTAACAAAATATCATGGTACAGGCGCAGACTCTATTTATAAGTGGCTTACCACGTCTACTACAGAGACATCTATATCTCCATTCTTAAAAGCGTTAAAACAATTTGCTCCAGGCGGAAATATAAATGATCATTTTATAAAAAATGAAGGATATGCTGAATTATCTTTTGTAAAGAATTTAGCAAACGCAGAAGGTCTTTATCGTAGAATAACAACCCAACAAATGGCGCTTGGTCTTAACGGTAAAAAACTATTCTCTATATCTCAAAATAGTACAATCTCTAAGATATGTGACGATTTGAGTATTGGTGATAGAGAAGATCAGTTTATAAAAACTTTATTAGGATTCAGTTACAATTTATACGATGATGGTTTGTCTAAACGCGGTAGTATAATAGCTAAACACATAGCTAATGGAACACCTATCGATCTTAGGTTATTTACTTTTATTGGATCCAAATCTGATAATAAAGGAGATACCGGATCTTCATACACAGAACAAGCTACTGTAGATGATTATATGGCTAAGTTAGCCATGCTATAGAGCGGTTCTATCATAATGCCAACTCTTGCAGATAAAAGTATGTATTAGGCAATAGATACATATGGCGTAGATGGTTAGAAGTTAGATGTAATCCCAGGTATGAAGTTTATAAATAGTAAAGATGATAGCGGAAATGAAGTATTATCTGTATCCGGAGGACCAAAGATAGCATTTATGGGGAAATACGCGTATCTTAGACCAAATGACGAAGTGCTTCGCCAAATGATCGAATACGCGGTTACAGAAAAGGTTGCCATAGAACGTTGTATGGAAGATCTCAAAACTCTTAAAGACGAAGAGAAAATTAAGAACTATCATACAGCAAATAAAGACAAAGATACAGGCAAGACTGTTGAGCCAAACGGCACACGCTTCTTAGTGTTTACCGAAATAGTCACAATGAAAAACGGTAAGCCGGTTACGATAAATTTCAATGATCCAAACGAATCTAGTGAGAAAATGTTGTAGAGAGCCAATGAAGAATTCTTCAGTAAACCAATAGAAGAATAGATGACAATCATGGCTCAAACTTTAGCTATGCAAACTGCATTTGAGGTACAAAAGGCTGAAGATCTCGGTTTGGTTTCTAGAACTAATATATCTATACACAATATTGTAACAGACGATAAGGGAAAAACTTCTCAAAAGGAGGTTATACGTGATAAATCAGACAATAGAAATAGTTTATTAAATATTACTTCAGATCAGCTTAATAAAAAACAAATAGCGGCTGTTATGTAGCAATTGATGAAGACTATGCCAGATAGTTGGAAAGCATTGAACAAACCAGAAACTCTTGCTTTGTACAACGAACGTATAAATGCTGTACGAAGCATGGCAATAGCTGCTATTCTGCAAGATGCTACATTAAGATCTATTATATCTTCTCAAGAAGTATTACGTTGTTTCTGCGGGCATCCTGGTATGTTTAAAGTCACATACGATTTTGCTAATCATATAATAAAAGATTCTACGTTTGATCTGCAAAAGCGTATTGGAGGTATGATTTCTACAGGAGACGACAATGTTCTCGATCTTCCAAACATGAAGCGTACGTATACTTGTGCAGAAATAAAAGATTATGAAATTGGTGTCCCTGAAGAGACATTGGCGCAAATGCAAGACAAATTTGAAACTGGTATGCTGGCGGATTTGTATTATAGATATTCTGCTGAAGATAGACCAGACAACGTAGATTTGGATATAGCAATGCGTGTAAAGAGTCACGAGCTTATTCCAGAACAGTTTAAAACAGATGAGCAGAAAGCAAAGTGGTTTAAATTTGTAGATAATACTGTGGACAAAGCTAAGCAGTATGCAGACGCATATAAAGACGGTATAAACGTAGCCGACGGTGCCGCATATATTACCGCAGACATGTGTAGAGATATGCTTCGAATGAATGGTAAGCTTGACGGCAAAGCTGTTAGAGCATTGGAGATACTTACAGATGAAAGCACATAGTACTCTTGGATGCAAAGTGCACAGGCTTATAAAGATATCTACGACGCCATAAATATAACTCCTACTAAATATACGGCGTATGGCTTTAGAGAGCACACAATAAACAATTCTAAATGTTCTGATGTAGCAGTTCCTTATTACAACAAGTTTGCGTTGTTCCCAATATTCCCTTGCATGGCTACTGGAAATATGCACTAGTTGTACGAAAAAATGAAAAACGAAGGCGTAGATATGGCTCTTATGGATTCTGCTGTAAAAGTTGGTTCACAAGGAGCTGTTAAGTATAATGGAAAGAGTATAGACGTTCCATTTAATACTTATACGCAAGAATTCTCATTTATACGTAAGCAGCTTAATACAGATCCTGAAGAAGGTTCTACATCTGCTGTAGGTAGTTAGGTGATGAAGGTTGGATTACAGAACCTCATACTCAATAAAGTATACCAAGACTTCTAGACTGGTGAAAATATCATAGGTCAATAGATTTATGATAATATAATGAACACCGTAAATCAGCTTGCTAAAATTGGTGTAAAAGAGATTACAGACAGGTTTATGGAAAACGGCGTTTGTAATCAGAAAAAGCTAAGTGAATATTTAAATGAACAACTCAACGCCAAAAATGCTAGTAACGTTACAATAGAAGCTATTCAAACACATAAAGAAAATGGAGTAGATGTTTTGAATATGCCTCTCGCTGCTACAAATGACGCTAATTGGATTGAGAGCATCATAATCTCTTTAATGAAGAAAGAGGTGATTGATATAAATGCTCCAGGTAGCTCATTTATTTAGAGATCTGTATTCGCTATTGAAGGTGGGGGCAATCCACATCTTTCTATAAACGATGGCAAAAAGCTAAAGATGATAAACGAAAACGGTAGTATGGACTGTATATTGTCTATGGACTATTTTACAGACATACTGTTTGCCAATCATATGATTGGCAAATCGTTTGAAGAGCAGCGTCAATGGCTTATTGATCATAAGATTATAGGAAATACTAAAGATGTAAAAGCAAACACTATCGGTTATCGTGTTCCTACTCAGGCTTAGTCATCTATACATTCGTTGCGTTGTGTGGATGTATTACCAGCAAGTAAGAATACGATTATATTGCCAGAAGAATTTACTAAGATTACTGGTGCAGACTTTGATATCGACCACTTGTATTTATGGTCTTATAATTATTCTGTAGATTAGAATGGTAACGTATCACTTAATTCGGACAGTGAGAAGAAGAATTTGTAGAATGCATTATTGACAAGTATGCTAACCTTGATTAATTCTGTAGAGAATTCTATGCACTTCTTATATAAGACTGTAGATACAGATACAGAACTTCTTAGAAATGTATCGGATAAATTGCAAGGCGCTACTTCTTATAAACATCACGCGTTTAATTTTGGTACTCTTCACGAACAAATTGATAGAAAGAACGATTATATTACTGGTAAGATTGGTATTGGTCCTTACGCATTGAACGTTACTAACCAAGAGCTTACTAGATTATCTGGTGTCAAGTTTGCAGAGACTACAGTTACAAAGACTACAAGAATATCTAGACTTGATAACATGGTTGACGTAGATGATAATCCAATTGCTTCTTGGGAATCTGGTTATATAAATGGACACGTAGATATAGTTAAAGATCCGTTTGTAACAGCTCTTAATATCAATTAGTTTACGTATAATTTATCAAATCTTCTAACTCGTTGTGGATTCTCAGAAACAACGCTATGGTTCTTATGTCAGCCTATAATTAAGAAAATGGCTGCGGCAAGTAACGGCGCAAACGGACAGTACACAAGAGATGGATCAAGAGGTACATATTCTATAAAAGAAGCGGCCATAGCAAAAGCTTGCGTTGAAGTGACTGGAAGAGACGAAGCTGCTCTTGTTGATCTTTTGGATAGAATAAAAAATCCAAATAATAAAAATGATTATTATTATATTGCAAAATGCATAAATTATATAGAAGAAAATGCTGGACTTCTTTAGAAAGTTGCTATAGAAACCGATAAAAATCCAAACATAGAAGAGGTTACTTACGCAAAAGACGGAGGCGTTGAATCAAAATATAATGTAAAAGATGTATAGTTGCAAGTTCTTAAGGCATACACCGCATTGGATAAATATCAAAAATCTTTAGGTAAACTTGTTCAATATACAAAGATTGATACTAAGAATTATGGAAAAAGCTTGATACAAACTAGAAGATATTTAAAAATATATAAGGATCTTGTTCATCCAAATGAAAGAGATAAGAGTATATTTGATATGGATTCTATAGATAGGCTTATAAACAATACTTGGATTGAATATAAGACAAAAAATGCTATCATGCTCCCATTCTAGATACTTGGAGGTTAGGTATTTAATGCCAATGATGAATTTGTTAATCAAGTACTAGATTTTGCAGATTTGTTGAACACTGGTGAAGATATTACAGAGGATATGATAAATGAAATATCTAAGTCTGTAATAACTGCAATTAAATCTAAATACATTATAGAATACGCAAGAACATTTAAAGACGGTCAACAAATAAAACCCAAGACGGACGCAGATATAGCAAAACTATTTACTTCTCAAAACTCATTAAGTAAGAGATTAAATAGACTCCTTGATCAGATTAGGAATAATCCTAATTATAAACGTCTTGCTGGAAATTATTTATTACAGTCTATAACAGCCGAGTTCGAAGAAGATCCTATTATAGTAGACGGAAAGTTTGCACAAAGACCTTCGTTTATTTCTATATCTTCTAATGTTGGTGATAACAAACATAATTCTGATATGTTCTCAGAAGCGTGGGAGGATCTTCTTAACGACGATGATGCTTTTGTACGCAATTTTGCAAACGATCTTATTATATATGCGTTCCTTACTTCTGGTGAATACAACGGTTGGACACACATGTTTAAATATGTTCCATATAGTTGGAGAGTTGGAAAAACTAGAGGTTTTGATCGTAGTGTAGAAACATTTGCCGACTTTATTAAACGAATGCTTGCTGGCGGATTAACAGAGGTTGTAAACCGTGATATCTTAGATGACGTTGTTGCAAACAATTTTATGAATAATTCAATCATAAGAAATTCTAGAATTGTTGATCAAGACGGAACTGTTAATTTTGCTACTAATCAAAAAGGTAACATTGCAATAGGAAAGTAGATTGAAGATGTTGCTGAAGCACCGTCTTATATAACACTTAGAAAACCTGGTACTAGAGGTAAAAATCAAAACGACTATAGAGTATACAAACTTGCAGCATTCTACAAAAATCATCCCATATATGCAGAGATAGTAAAACGTGGATATCATCATAAAGGTTATGATGTATACGAGTATGGTTGGAGTTTCAACTATATTGAAAATAAATCTACTAACTCTATGTTATTTGAGGATGAAATTAATGAAGCTGTAAGAAAACTTGAACAGTTTGGAAATGCTCCTGTTGGTAACGATTTGAATAGGCTGATATCAATTGTTTCTTCTGAAGTAAATAAAGTTGTTAATGAAAGAAGAGATAATGATAACAATTCTGAACAATCTAATAATAATGATTCTGAACTTTCAGAAGATGAGCAAAGAGAAGCTTAGAAGTATAAAAAAGCATGTGAAGGAGAATAAATATGAACTTAGATTTTTGTCCAAATAAAGCAAGTAAAGAATTTAAAGAGATGTCAAGCATCTTTGGGGAAGATAAGGCGTATTTTCTCTGGATGCGAAATAAAGGAAACCACTTAGAAAAGGCCCCAAACGGGGCCGATTCTAAGCTGTTTAGTGACTTGTTATAGTATTTTAACGGAGATAGAAAAGAAGCTCTTAGAGCCAAAGCAAAAGTGTATAGAAACGAATTTCTAAATTGGTTTGGTGATTGGGGAGGATTTAAAACTGCAAACACTAAGAGTAATTTATTTACTTCTACCGGGGAAATAAATTGGAATTACTTTGAGTAGTTGTTGGATTAGTATCACAATAACCAACCAGATTCTATGTTCTCTCACGGCAGATATACTTTGGCAACGAGACCAGAAAATCATTTTGCAGAAGAAAAAAATACTCTAAACCATATAAAGTTTGTTACACAATCAATGTTGAATCTGCTTGAAGGTAAATATGACATGGATCTTCCGTTTGTATCCGAAGCAAGAGCTTCTATGCAAAATCAGAAAGATCTGATGATATTGGCAGCAATGTTTCACGATGTTGCTAAACCTTATCGGCATGGAGATATACACGGATGGGAAAGCGCAGACATTTTAAGAGACCTTTTGGGAGTAGATTACGATAATAGAGTTGCAGAATGGGCTGTCAGACATCACATGCCGATGCCGTTTTCGCATAAAGCTGAATTTAGTTTATCTAATCCAGAAGCAATAGAAGTTGCTAAAAATATAGCAAGAGACGCGAAAAGAGTTGGTATTGATGCTAATACTGCAATAAATGCGTTTGTGTTAATAAATGCAGCAGATGTTATAAATGGAAGAGAACTTGATGTAGATGATAATTGGGCTAAAAAAGCTGGTGAAGAAGGTCTTAAGAAATACGGCGGAGATATATCTGTAAAGAATGTACTTTCTGTAGAACTCAAAGAAAAAGTCGCTCTTCTTAAAAAGGCATTTGATGAAATTAAAGATGAAGACTTTGGCGATGCTACGTATAATTACAGTCATCAAGAAAGATTTGATTACAACGCTTTTCCAGAAGGCGGTAGGGAAGATAAAAAACTTCCGTATTTAAATAATATAGAATACAATAACGTTTCTAAAGTAGTAGATGAGAATGGTGAGCCTTTAATTATGTACAGAGGGGACAAAAGTGGCAAATTTAAATTTAATCCTCATTATGTCCCGTATAACGTCGCAGGTATTTATATCGCGGGAACTTAGAAATTTGCTTCTAATTATGCGAAAAATACAGATGAAGAAGTATACCCGGTTTTTATAAATTCAAAAAATCCTTTTACAGAAGAATATTTAGAAAAGGAACATATCAGTAATATGCGTTCTGCATCTGATATATGGCATAAAAACGGCAGGTTGTCTGAGTATGATGGTTGGATATATGGAAATTTACAAACAAATGGAGAATTTGTAGTAGATGATTCAAATCAAATAAAATCTGCAGTAGCAAACAGTGGTGAATTCTCTAAAACAAATAACAATATATATCAAGAATCATTCAATCAAAAAGAAACAGAATTCTTTGTAAAAGATACCTTCTTAAAGCAAGCATACGACGATAGGCTACATAAAGATAAACATTTATCTATAGACGATGTTTTATCCTATCTATCTAAATCTAATACAACTGCTTCTGTAGTAAATCTTATAAACTTTATAAATAAAGAAAAGAACAACGGTCTAATACCATAGAATCTGAGTATACGAGTTGTATCCGGTATAGATATGGCTTGGACAGTTGGTAATATACTACAAGGCAGAAGGGCTTGTTACGATGCAGATAGATAGACTATTTACATAGATGCAGATGCTTATTACGAGAATGGAGATGCTGCAAATGTATTGCTTCATGAAATAATGCACGCAATTACTCTAAATCTTCTAAACAATAATTCAGAAGTTAGAGCAAAACTTGAAAGTACATTAGAAATATATAGAAAGTATTATCCTTAGCAATATCTAAGTTTTGACAAACATAGTCTTGCTGAATTTGTAGCTGATATATGGACAAATCCTCTTACGATTAATAGATTGTAGTCTATACCGTATAAATCAGAAAGTCTATTTGATAAAATATTAAATATATTGCGTCAATTATTAAAGCCGTTCTTTAAAGAAGGTACTTTATCAGAAAAAGCATCAAAAGAACTGGTAGAGTTATTAGAGTCTACTCCTACTATGCGAAGTGGAACTTCTGGTATATATTATGCTCCTGCTCCTACAGTAGATCAAATACAAAAGGAATACGACGCCATATCAGATAAGATTAGAAAGCTGTTTAGTGATCTTTATAGAAGATTTGATAAAATGCCAAACAAATCCGCAACTCGGCGTAGAACACAGACAGAAATCTTCAAGACAATACAGCGTCTTAAGAATGAGTAGTCTGAAAAAGCTATCGAAATTGCTTTGGAAACTGCTGCAGAATAGTTAGGCGTGATCAATAGAGCAACGGGAGCTCCTCAGTCTAATAATAATCTATATGCATGGTTTATTAATTAGGAGTAGAAAGACAATCCTTACGAAAATATAACGCCTCAGTAGATATAGGATATATATAAGCACCAGATTGGTTTTTATAGGTCGATTCTAGCCAGTATACCGGACGATGCATCTGTATTGCTCAATCCTACAACAAGACTTAATCGTCAAGATGTGTTAAATCAGCTAAATGTGATTGAAAATTTCTGGAAGCATGCTGTAGAAATGATAGGTGAAAGAGAGATTGACAACATGATAGACAGCTTTACAGGACTTGCTATTCCCCAAGAATAGAAAGAAAACATGAAAGTTGTATATCGCGACTGGCTTCATAAGAACTGGTTTCATGGAGATATAACATCTGTTACATCTTTGTTTACTAGTTATGGTCAATCAGGAAATCCTATTGTAAAAATAGCATTTCATTTAACTCAATACGCAGAATAGAAGACGCAGGAAGAAATGTTGGCTACTTGTGTTCCTATATTAGAAAAGTTCTAGAAAGTAAATTCTCTTTCTAGCTGGGTAAAACCAGGATGGCAAAAAGTATTCTAGGAAGTAAATAGAGATGGTGTTCCTACTGGTAAGTGGGTTCGTGATATAAACTACGGTCAATATGAATAGGATTTAAATGAGTTTGTAAAACGACTAAACGAACACTACGATAATATATATGGGCATCATTATATTTATGATGAACTAGGAATGGTTAGAAATAGTGTTACTGGTGTTTATGTTGAAGACGAGGAATGGGAAAATGGAGTGGCTCCTGCTTATGTAAATTATTTGTTAGATTTATATGATTGGAAGTGCTCTAATGCAAACTTAAGATATACGTTTGATTACTATGCAGAACGCCTAAGTAGGCCATATGACGAAGTAGACTATCCAGAAGGTCACGGGTTATCTTTAAAAACTCTACAATAGTATGAAAACATATAGAATACTATAAACTACTATTTAGGGTTATGTACAGACGAGAATGGTATACCTCACCCAGAATTACCA